GCAAGCAGATTATTTTATCTATAAAGAAGATACTAATAAAATTGTAAGAAGTAGATTATTAACATTATTAGAAGAGAAAGGATCAGATTTTGAACCAAAACAAGATGCATTTAGAAGAGAAGCCTAGTACATTATTTGATAGAGCTTTAAATGAAATTAAAGTTAATAAAAAGCTTCGAGAAGAAGGAAAACATATTGCTATACCCTATCCTTTTCCAAGATTAGCTAAACATTTAGCAGGAACAACAAAGGGTAGGTATATTATAGTTACTGCAAACAGTAAAATAGGAAAAACTAAATTAGCTGACTTTTTATATGTGTATTCTCCGATCTGGTTCAAATTAAATAATAAAACTAATATTAAACCAAGAATTATCTATTTTACTTTAGAAATGAGTAAAGAAGATAAAATGATGGAGGCATTTTCTCACTATTTATATATAAAACACGGAATATTAACAAATACAGAAGAATTAACTTCATTATTTGAAAATAGAATTATTGATAATAAGATTATAAAACTTATTGAAGAAGCAAAAAATTCAGACTTTTTCAAGTATTTTAATGAAAATGTAACTTTTATTGATAATATTAGAAATCCTTATGGTATTTATAAATATGTTAGAGATTATGCTCATTCTAACGGAGTGTATGTTGATAAAAGTGGTAATGATATTCCTATGAATCTTATTGAAGCAAATAGAGAGGATATAAACAAAAGTATAAATTACTATAAACCATTTAACGAAGATGAATTTTTAATAGTATTAACAGATCATGTAAGTTTACTAACACCTGAAAGAGAAGATGAGCAAAGTGGTAAAGATCCTTTACATTCTGCTATGGGTAGATTCTCAAGTAAATATTGTTTAGCAATAAGAGATAGATGGAAGTATATTCCTGTAAATGTGCAACAACAAGCTGCAGCCCAAGAAGGAGTAGAAAATGCAAAGATGCATATGTTACAACCATCTGCAAATGGTCTTGCTGATAATAAAAAGACAGGTAGGGATGCGGATCTTATACTTGGCTTATTTAGTCCAGCTAGATTTAGAATTGCTAACTATCCTAATCTAAATGGATATAGTATTGCAGATAGGAGCAGAACAGATTATCCTTTATTAAACAATTACAGAGAATTATCAGTAATATTTACAAGACGAGGCGATACTATTAACACATCTTTATTTTTTAATGGTGCAAGCAATTATTTTAAAGAATTACCAAAATCAGAAAATATGAACAATGATATTTATAAATCAGTAAGTAACTTTTCTTATATTAACTATAATCCTTAAATTTTCTTAGTATTAACTAATTAAAATGTTATGAAAAAAATTGCAGTTTTTGTTCTGTTATTTACAGCAACGTTATTTTGTAAAGCTCCGCCAATAACAAAATACCAAAAAGATTTAAAAACACATTATTATTGGCTAAAACAACAAGAATTAAAAAGACAGAAAGAACTTGATGAATTTTTATTTCATTTAAGTTTAAGAGAATCAAGTCATGATTGGAAAGTTATAAACAAATATGGTTATATGGGATTATTTCAAATAGGAAGACCTGCGTTAAAAGATTTAGGTATTTATCATATAACTCCTTATAAATTTGCGAATAATCCTGAAATTTTTCCAATTGATCTTCAAAAAAAAGTTGTAAAAAGATTGTTAAAAAGAAATCAAGAAATTTTAAAATATCATTGGAAATATGTAGGGTGTAATATTGGTGGTGTAGATATTACAAAAAGTGGTATTTTAGCAGCAGCTCATTTAGCTGGTGCAGGAAATGTTATAAAATTCCTTGAATCTAATGGAAAACAAGATTTTGCCGATGGATACGGAACAAAAATTACAGATTATTTAAAAGAATTTTCTAATTATAAATTTTAAAAAATAGGAGATATTTATGGCAAAAACTTGCATGGTATTAGGACCATCAGGAGATGGTAAATCTTCTGCTATCGTTGTTAATCCAGATGGAACAATAGATTTTGATAATTATCAAGGTCTTGATCCAGAATCAACTGTAATATTTAACGCTGATGGTAAAGATTTACCTTTTCCTTATGAAAAATTAGGTTGGAAAGAAGGAGTAAATTTATTTACTTCAACTTTTAGTAAACCTTTAACAGCTGATCTTATTGAACAATATCTTGAAAAAATTAATCAAGGTACTAAAATTAAAAGAGTTATTATTGATACTGTTAATGGTTCAATGAATGATAAAGAAATGTTAGAAACAGCTAAAATGACTTTTGATAAATGGGCTGACTTAGCAAAAGATTATTATAGATTATCTGTTAAAGCTAACTCTATGCGACCTGATTTAGTAATATATTTTATGGGTCACACAGTATTAACAACACAACAAGATGGTAGTGAAATGAGACATCTTGTTACAAATGGTAAAAAATTAGAAAAAATTCATTTAGAAAGTAAAATTCCAATTGTATTACATACAGAAGTAGAATTAGGACAAGAAGGTGCAAATGTTTATAAATTTGAGACTCAAAAAAATAGAAGTTCTGGTAAATCACCTATTCATATGTTTAAAGATTTCACAATTCCTAATTCTTTAAAACTTGTAGATAATACAATAAGAAATTATTACGGGATACAATAAATAAATGTTTAATCACTAAAATTAAAAAAATGTTAGAAGGAAGAGATCAGTTACAATTTGGAATTCCAAAAAAAAGAAGAGAAAAAGAAGAAGATCCTTACAAAGGAACACCTGTATTAAGGATGAAACCTGCTCCTGAAAATAAAGGAGAAACTTACAAATTTGAGTTAAATAATGATGCTTTAGAATTGCTTAATTTAAAAAGAGAAAATGCTGAGGATGTTAAAACAGTTTCATTTTCTTTTATTGAAGATGACAATACTATCTATATAGGTAATACCACATCATTATCTCAAGTTGAAGATCAGTATAAGTACAATGTTAGCATGAGTGGTGTATTTTCAAATAGTATGGCTCATAAGTATATTAGCACATTTTTAGATATAAATGAAAATGAAGAAAATATATTTGAATTACTTATTGAGGATACTTTAAATATAAAAATTGCTAAATTACAATTAATAAATAAGGATAACAAAATAGAAGATATACAAAAGGAAATGGAAAATATTGATCTTACTGATCAATCTAATGTAGAAGTTATAGAAGAACTATAAAATATAAAAAATTATATAATTACAATAATTAAATATAATTTTCATTTTAAATTAAAAATTTTTAAACTTATGGCATTTAACGGAAATAATTCGAATGAAGAAGTTGTTGGAACTTTTAAACTATATACTGGAATAACTAAATTTAAAGTAAAAGCTATTTGTCCTAATAAGGAAGAATTAGGAGCATTAGGTTTTAATGTAGAAAAAGAACCTGAATATATAACAGATTCGGATAAAGGAAAAAGAGCAAGAATTGAGATTGTGGTACATTCAGAAGAACTGGATAAAAACTTTAGGTTTAGCTTTTTACTACATGATACAGTAAGAACAACTAAAGATGGTACTAAAAAACAATTAATTGATGCAAAGGGTGATAAGGCATGGACAGCAGGAGATGGAAGCGAATTATCCTGGTTTGATCCAGCTACAGGAAGACCAGCTTTAGATGGTGAAGAATATTTAAATGATTTCTTAATCAAATGGTTAAATATTAAACCTAAAGATCCTGCAAGAATAGATAATCCTAAAAAGTTTTTTGAAGGTGATTTTACTCAATTGAAAAATTTAGTGCAACAATTTAAAAATAATGAATTTTATGGTATGTTGACAGTAAGACATGCTGATAACGGAAAAGATTTTCAATCTGTTTATACTGGATTCTTTGAAAGAGGAACTAATGATACCATCTATAATTGGAATAACCATATTACTAAAAAAGAAAAAGATGGTTTTCCTTTAAAAGATAGTTATTCATTTAAATTACAAGAGTATACTCCTAAAGAACCTACTAATGATAATAAGGATAATGAACCTGAAATTGAAGCAGAATTTTAAATAGTACAAACAAATATATAATATGTTTTTAGTAAGACCTGATTTAAATACTCACGAAATAGAGAAAAGATTAAATGATTATGTTTTATTTAAACGCTACTGTCTTGATTTTGATAGTGTTAATAAAAAATTTAGTGCTGAATTTAGGAAAGATATAAATCCATCAGCAATAATAAGAGAATATCAAGGAAGACTTTTTTATAGAGATTATGGTGATCCTCATCAAATAAAGTCTTATAATATATATAATTTTATTATGCATAAATATGGATTATCTTTTTTTGAAACACTAAAAAAAATTAATAATGATTTTAAATTAGGATTAGCTTTCTCAAAAGAAAAGGTAGAAGTGAGTACTGTTAAATACAGTTCTTCTAAAAACAAATGTCATAAGGATAATAGATCTATAATTAAAGTAAAAAAAGCTAAATACTCAAGTGACCATTTAAATTATTGGGAGTCATATAAATTATCAAGACCTCAAATACAAAATATATTAACTTTTTTTGATGTGTATCCAATAAGTCATTATTGGTTGACAACTCAAAAATTAGATAATAAATGTTTTGTAATGAACTCGATAGCATTTACTTATGATTTTGGTTGGTTTAATAATATATTTATGAGAAAAATATACCAACCTTTAGTTAAAAATAATAGTAGATTTATAGGTAATGCTGTAAAAGATATTGTTCAAGGTTATAATCAACTCCCAAAAAATGGAGATTTTTTATTTATTACATCTTCACTAAAGGATGCTATAGTATTAAGATTAATAGGATTTTATGCTATAGCTCCTTCAAGTGAAGGTACATTTGTAAATGAAAAATTATTTTATTTTAACTTAAAAAAAAGATTTAAAAAAATCGTATTATTTTATAATAATGATTTTGACAAAAAAGATAACTATGGATTAATATATTCTCAGAGATATTCAAAACAATATGAGATCCCTTATATTATTTTACCTGAGCGAGGTAAAGAAAAAGATCCTAGTGATTTTGCTAAAACTTATAATTTAAGGGAACTTAATTATGTAATTCAAAATGAATTAAAGAATGTCAGAAACTACCACTAAACAAAGGTTCTTGATTTGCTATAAAAAGAAAATAACAAATATGGAAACTGGTGAAAAAGAATTAACAAAATTTATAAAAACTTTTAAAAGTTTAAACCAGATTGAATGTTGTAAATCAGTATCAAGAACTTTAAAAATACCAAATGAATTTATTGGGAGATATGATGATAAAGAAGGAATAATATATTGTAATGAAATTTATAATCCTGGTGATAAAGAAGGAGAATTATAATGATTTCTATAAATAAGAATACAATAAAAGTTATTATTCCTCAATTTATTACTCATATTGAAAAAACTAATAACAAAATTGCTTCTAATAAATTTATTAAAATAAATAATCAACTTATTTACAATTCTAATTTAAACAGATTTGCTCGAAATATTGTAGTTATTAATATGCATAATTATATTATTTCACATATAAACAAAAAGTTTCAATTAAATAAATATCCTTATCAAATATCACTCAATTTTTATGCACCTATAAATTATGGTTCTATATCTAGAAGATTTATTAAATCTGAAAAAGATTTTAAAATAATTTGTAAAGAACCTTCTAAAGATTATACACCTAATTGGGATATAGGTAATTACGGAGATATTTGGTTAAAAACTTTTGCAGATGCATTACAAATAAAAGGGTGTCTTAAAGATGATAATGTTAAATATATTAAAAGTATTGGACCTACTACATTTATTCAAGAGGATTTGTTTGAAAATAGAAAATTAGAATTTATAATTAAACCAATTTAATAATTATTAAAAAATTTTATTATGCTTAAAATTAAAATTATCAGTACATTGACAGATTATGGTGAAATGATTGAAACTCAAGCCAAAAATTTTGGTGAATTAAAAAAAGAATTAAAAGAAAATGAAAAATTTGGTGATGTTAAAAAAAACATTACAGCTGTAATTGCAGAAAACGGTAATAGCTTAGATTTAAATAATGCTCAATTACCTTCAGGATTATCTACAAATCTTGATAAAAGAGATTTTACTTTATTTTTATATCCTGTTGAAACTAAAGGCGGTATAGATGAAGAATTTTCTGCAGAAGAAATTCGTAAAGCTATTAAAATTGTAGAAAATTATTTAACACCAGAAGCAGATAAAAAGAGCAAGAAAGAAACAAGAGAAGAATTAGAAAGGGCTAAAGAAATAGCTACAAAATTAATGCTTAACAGAAAATAATAAATTAAAAATATTATTTTAATCATAAATAGCAGGGTTTATAAAAATCCTGCTATTTTTTATATTATACAACTATGAATTCAACAATAAATTTACAATTTGGCGATATTTTTAAAGAAGAAAAACATAATTATTTCTATATAACTAACTATAAAAATACATCTATTTTTTTATTAATTAGTCATACATCTACAGACAAGTCATTATATATAAAATTTATTGGATTAGATATAGAAAAATTACCACCAAAAACAAATTCATTAGATTTACCTGTTAAACATTTTATTAAAAAATTTAAAAATATTATTAATAAAACTAGAATTATTATTGATT